AAAGACCAAAGTCTACTGCGTCTGCGCTAGTACCCTGATCTTTAGCGAGCAATATCATAGAGTCGCCAACAGCCACGGTTGTTGAGTCAACAGTTGTTGTCGTTCCGTCTACGTTTAGATTTCCAGTTACGGTTAAGTTGCCACCAACAGAAGCATCAGTCCCGACGTACAACTTCTTGGCGATACTCGCGCCACCTTCAGTACGAAGCGCACCGGTATCCCCGGTAGCGTCTGAAGAATCGGTAGTGTCAGTTATATCTACAACACCAGAGAAAGTCCCGGTAGTTCCTGCAACTGTTCCACCAACGAGAGATGTACCAGTAACAGTTGTTCCCGTAATAGCGGCTGCTGACGCTCCACCAATGACTGCACCGTCTATTGTTCCACCGTTGATGTCGATGGTAGTTACAATGCCCATGTCAGCAACTGTGCGACTAGCGTTAGTCCAGTTACCTGCCATTGAGGAAATAGTTAGGGCAGTGATAGTCGCAGAATCCTGAGTTCCACCAACTGCTCCGGTAATCGTTGGAGCGGTTATTGATTTATTGGTGAGGGTTTGTGACCCCGTTAGCGTTGCGACCGTACTGTCAATGGCAACTGCTAACGTCCCGTCCCCTAGCGTAGCGGTGATTCCAGTACCACCTGAAAGGGCTGCGTTGTCCCAGACACTTGCCGAGTTGTCATATACAAGTAAGTGACCAGCAGCAGGAGAACTAATGTTAGTGTCGTTTAGTTCTGCAATCGTATCTTCTGTTGCTATTTGAGCATCAACGTAAGCCTTGATCGATTGCTGGGTAGCAAGGTGGGTTGCAGAGTTTGAAGACATGTTGTCTTCGTCTTTGATGATCGACCCTGTTACACCGGAACTTCCGATCTTAAACGCTGTGGCAAGCGAACCATTAACCAGAGTCTCAAACTCAATGTCACCATCTTCAGTAGTTGTTGTCTCGTCAGTTGCAATTACTGTAATACGAGCAAACTCATCCTGGTTTCCAGCAGAGTCGGACAACTTGTAACTGGTGTATATCTCGTCATTAGCAGCAGGATTCGCACGGTTCCCTTCAAACAACGCAACTTCGATAGATGCAGCATCTTCAGTGCGAGTGAACTCAGCAGCGTACTGGTTGGCAGTCGGGTTGACTGCTGCCATTTTAGAAACCTGGTACTTGTCTCTAGCACGCAGCCAGATAATGTCAGTACCGTTGATCAACTTCACATCAAAGCGACCAACAGTGGCGTGGTTAAAGTCCCACTGACCGTTAGCATCCGTAGTGTCCGTGGCGCGTGCTGGTGTAGTCGTGTCTACGTCATAGAGTTCCACTGTTGCGCCAACAATAGCTGCACCAGTGTCATCGAGAAAGACTCCTGAAAGATCGACTGTCATCTTATGTTCCTAACGGACCTTTCGCCCTTGTTCCTGCCAGTGCCTCTCGCACTGCCTCGTCAGGGCTGTTGATCGCTTCTTCTTCTTGTATGAATTCTACACGTAAACCACTTGCTTCCAGCGAAGCCCTCTGTAAAGCGTCGTGAGCGCGCTGCTGAGATGTACGACTATGAAAATATTTAGATTGCACATTAATTCCCACACGAGGGCTTTTTATTAGAAAGTCCACTACTGAACCACCACGGGTCAATCGTCCACCGAAGAACTTGGACTGGTAGATAAAATCACCATTCTCTTCCAAGCGTCCCGTTCGCACGATAGCCCTGTATACCCAGTATTCAGGTTGTGACCCACCTCTTGCAAGCCACCATTCAGGGACTTCTTCAACTGGTTGACCTGTAACGGTACGAGTTCGGGATGGTCTATCACTGCGAAACGATTGAACCATTACCTGTCCCTCGTTTGCCTCGGCTCCACATAATTTGTACGGAAAATGCCAACTTCTGCTTCACCACCAGCTTCTTCCAGTGATTGCAAATCGGTCATATCCATGTAGTAGTTTTGGCTCTCAGTATTATCGTTCCGATAGGTGACTTCAATCAACGTCCCAGACGCAAGCGCACTCTTCAAATCTTCTATCTGTTGCCTCGTATTGCGCCCGTCTGGAGAATTCTCGTTCACGTCGATATCAGCAGCAACTCCCCATAAGAGGGCAACCACAGATCGCCACACCAGAGTCAACTTGATTAGTTGTGGCGTGTTGGTGTTTGTCGCGCCACGCTCCATCGTTACACGGAATTTGATAGCCCTGAAAATTTCACCAACAGGATTGCCACCAACGACAATTCGGTACTTAGTTTCACCTGTAGATGTGATTGTTCCAAGGGTCGTGTAAGACTCCGAGTAATCAGTAGCGTACTCAACCTTGATCGTTTCATCAGTGGTCGGATTGACTGTTTCAACAAGAACGTCAAGCGCTACTTTGGTCTGGTTCCGAATGTTGAAGTCATTCCACGGTGTCTCTATCGTGGCTGACGGACCATATGTTGACCCAGTGATCTGAAGCGGGTTTACAACGTCAACCGGCAACCCCTGGTAATAAACTTTCGAGTTAGCAGCCCACCACAGACGGTAGGTGTTGTACGAACTAGAAACTTCTGACGCAGTAATCGCACGACCAGATTGGTGACCAAGCCACTTAGCTTCCCATCCACGTTCATTCCATCCAAGAATTTCTGAGTACCCAGTTTTGGAGTTAGCGGTTACGCCGTGATGGTTTCCAACACCACGAGAAGCACGACTGGTTACATAACTCACACCGGATGCCCGTGAAGCATCTAACAGTGCAATCAGATCGTTGTGCGTTGGTTCAAGATTGACAATGACTCCACGCTTGTCAGATGGAAGTCCGTGGTCACGGTCAGGTCCAACTGGAACAACGATAGTTGTATCGCCACCAGCTTGCATCTTGTAAACAGCATTGCCAGCAGGGAAGTAAATAGCACCGCGCCACACACGAACGCCTTGTCCTGCGTCTGGGTGGAACGGCAGTTGTAAATCAGTAGGCAGGAATCTCTGGTTCACATCGTCGTGAACAAATAGTCCAACCTTAGTTGCAGCATAGATGGCTTCTTCACCGTCTGCGCGACGAGAAACGACAAGCCCTGTTACGTAATCATCAGGCAATTGCAACCTTGCGTCTGTAGACCAACCAGAAGAAAGGTTGTCCGTGTAGTACATCTGCCCTGCTTCGTCGATTCCCCAAAGCAAGTCTTTCCAGAAAACAAGGTACTTAACATCGGTCGTATTTACAGCCCATGTTGACGAGTTTGTAGCGTAGTGAACCTCAGAACCAGTAGCAATAGCCAGTGTTTCTACACCACCTACAAGACCCTGTTTAGCGTCCGTGGCAGTGTTATTGAGCGTATTTACCGAACTACCCCACGTATCAGTGGAGTTGTTGTAAACGTGAACGGCTGTGCCAAAAGTGCCGTACATTTCGTTTTTGAACTCTGTGAGAGTTGCACATGTAGTAGTGGGCGCATTGCTAGTTTCAACAGAAAGTTGCGGAAGAATAATGCGACCCTTGTACCGCAACTGCGCCGTAGACCACCACACACGATCAGCGTCTTTAGTTGGATCGGCAATCTCTACGCCAATGCCACCACGTAGATCGTCAATGTTCCACTCAGAAGCATGTGGGTTATCAGCAGCAGAAGCGTCACCAATTACGATTTTGCCGGGTTGCTGTGACGCGTCAAAAAGTCGAATCTTTCCTCGAGTCCAGTACGACTTGTTATCAACAACGATTGAGTTGCGTTCTATAGCGCGGTCTTGAGTCATTACGCCGTAACTCCTGCTTGGAATACAGCAATCCATTCAATGTCATCATTGTTAGTTGCTGCGTTACCTTGGAAGTTATCGAACTTTTCAGAAATGTTTTCTATAAAAACAGAATCCCCAGGTGTAAGCGTAAACCCGTAAGTGCTAGATACAGTTGCCGTAGTCCCGTCATTTCCAATCACGCCAACAAATACATTCCCCGTGTTACCTTCTGGGGCTTTGAATCTAATTGATGTAACAACCGATTTGGCGCGAATAACTGCTTGTGCAGCAAGATCACCTGAGAACTTTTCTGCTGTTCCCGCTGTGTTTACGTTAAGTGTTCCAACATCAACAGGCATTTACCACCCCGTAAGATGTCATTAGTCTGATACCCACACGACGCTACCAGGTAATTGCTGTCGACTCAGAGCGTCGAACGCCAACGCATCGTACCTGTCAGCCTCTAAAAACGCAGCATCACGGTTATTGTCTCGCCTATCGCCACGAGAGCGCAGCAGGATAGCCGTAGCCTTGTAGATGATGTACTCAGGCTCTACGTCGCATGTAGACGTGTCTGCGGTCAACTCAGTCGGCTTCTTCACACCGTTCAATTTGACCAGAGCGTAATCGCCGCCACTTGGAACGATGTTGTAATTGAAGGTCAACTGGCGTGCATCTTTGTCTACTTTCCAGCCTCGTCGATGAACCGGAACCCAGTCACCAGAACCTTCAAGAGTTGCCTCAATGCCATCAAGATAGATCGTTGCTGCACCAATATCAGTAGTGTATTTCAGCCCTACAGAAATAATGGAGGTGTCTAACTCAGGGTTATTAAGAGCAACCCTTACCCAAGTCCATGTATCTGCTGTAAGGGCTGGCACGTTGAGTGTCTCAAGGGGGGAAGCACATTGAGCGGTGTTGTCCAACAACAGTTGTAGATCACCTGCTGATGTTGCAACCGTGGAATAAATGAAGAACTCTACGTGCGTGAACTTAGAAAGATCGTAAGCGCCGATAGATTCTGTGGCGATAATGTCACCTGCGCCAAGACCAGCAGCCAAAACAAACTTGTTTGAAGCTGAACCCTGACGGTGCATTTCCGTATCAGCAGTAGCAGTTACGTCACCGTCCACCAACTCAGACCAGACACTATCGCAGTCCTCGATGGTCTTGCGTGTGTTGTTTAGTCTTACGTCAACAGAAGTAAGCCCAACCACGCTGGTTGGGATGTCGAAGGTATTTACATGGGTCGAAGTGTGAAGAGAGATATCCCGTAGTGGGGGAGCACCCTTGCGAGGAATTGCACGGATTGCACGATTAATTGAATCGTGGACTCTTCTTGGGTTGATGTCATTGTCCCAAAGTTCGTAGGTGTCACCGTCTGCAACGGTCGCAGCCAGTACATCTCCCCGCAGCGTGCCAGTGGTCGTAGAACCTGTGTAATCGTTTACGAACCGCTGTGCACCACTGTTTGTTCCTGATGTTCCGTACCAGATACGACCGTTGATGTAGTTATCAGTGTTTTCTAACTCAGCATCAACAAACGTCGAAGTCGAGCCAGCAGAAGTGGCGGTATGGACTTCTAAGCCGCCGTACTGGTCGCCAATGCTTTGACGCAACTCCGTTCGTGTTTGCTGAATTAAGACGGACATTTAGCCCTCGTGTTCCTTTTTGTTGTGGTGGTAGAAAGACATTCGCCGTGATGCCAAAGAGGGATTGTCATTTGTCCAATCGCAATTAGGGCACGTTGAGAATTCAATTGCTTCCTCAACTTCTGGCTCTGTGGCTGACTGTGACCCAGCAACAGCGACAGGGGAAGCAGGCTGATCTGCAAGAAGTCGTTCAAGTTGCAATTCCTCAATCTTTGCCCTGCGCTCTTCACGCTCACGCTGTTCCGCTTCCATAATCTGTCGCCACTCTTGTTGGTGACGGTTACGTGCGTGGTTCTCCACTTCTGATGGAGATGGAATATTAGATTTTTTACAAACAACAAAGCCAAGTTTGTTGTACTCAGCGCGGTTTGGGTCATCCTTGTGGAGAATGCACTTGTACTGACCTACGGTTGGCGTTGGCATTCCAGGGTAGTTTTTGTCTGTTGTAAACACACGTTTCCCAGTGTCAGGGTCACGTTTTCCAAGTTGTACTTGAAGGTTGTTTTTATTGATTCGGGAACGATCACCGTTGCGAATGTCGTATACCCAGACGTGACCAGCACTTAGAACTTCGTCCACGCGCATACCGAACGGCACGTCACCGCTTGGCTTATGAACAAGATCACCTTCTGTTGCGTCGCTATCAACAACAGCTTCTTCAGCGGCGTACATCAACTCTTCGACAGACTGTTCTTCAAGAGTGTCATTTGCCATGTCTGCTAGGTCTTTAGCCGTGGTCATTAGTTGTTCCTCATTGCTAGGGCATCTCTACGTTCACGTTCTTCGTGATAAGCGTGCGCCCATTCTTCAGGGGTCTTGCCGGGATCAACATCAAAAGCGTCCTCGGAGTAACCCTGCAAATGTCGTTGTTCTGCGATATCTCGCATACTTCCAACGGTTTCAAATATTGCGTTATTTTCTGGGTTTGCACCCATTATGTTAAGTAAAGGCGTATCTCCCCACTCAGACCGAGAACCAATGTTCTCAGTGTACTTGGCTAGAGCATCGTTTCTAACCACCGTAAACTCTCTCATTCGGCTTTTGCCTTGGTAAAACTCTCGCATCAGAGCACACGGCTCGTCATTCGAGATGTGCAGAGTTACTGGGTAGATTTTCTTTGCCATGTGTCTCCTAGAAGCTGCCCCGCCCCCGAAGGGGCGAGGCTAACTCAAGTCGTACTAAACAGCCTGTTCTCGGTTTGCCTTGAGCGAGATGTAGTCAACATCCATAGTCTCAATAGCAGCACCCTTGGCTTCAACACCAACACACAGACCAAGAGCGGTCGTGGTTGACACTGCACCCGAAACGGTCTTTTTCAGATCGTTGTCGATGTACCAGCGAGCATCACCGTCACTGGTGATTTCAAGCCGTAGAATCTGCCACTCACCCGCAACAGCGTCATCGTCCAAGTCTAATGACGTGGAAGCTGTAACAGCCGAGGCAGAACCACCGTTGTAAACGGCGTGCCAGTCTTCATCGTCTGATAGTTCTGCCGAAAGGAAGAACCCAACAAAGTCAGAAGCCGTGTTGGTAATCGTTGCTGTAGCACCAGTCAGGATGTCTGTCTCAATACTGAGAGTCTCTGGGGCGATGTCAGAGAAACCAATGAAGGCTTCTTTGGTGTCCAAGTTTTCAAACTGAACACGAGCCTCAAGGACAATCGTTCCCATTGTTCCAGCTTTGAAGGCAGCCTGAGTGCCAACCAGCGTGGTGTGGTTGTCTTCGTTAGTCGTGGTGATTCGACCAGCGCCAGAAGGAACTCCAGCGATAGTTGGAACACCAGCGTCAGCTTCAGCAGAACCCTGACCACCGACCGAGAAAGGTCCAAGCTGTCGAAGCTCTGCTGTGTTTGCAATTGCATCTTCACCGAAGAAATCGTAGAAGAGACTAATCTTGCTATTTGCGGCACTTTGTACCATTTTCTTTTCCTCTTACTCTGAACGAGCCTATTAGGTTATGCAGGAACCCATCGGTCACTGCTTACGTTCTTGATGACCTTGCCCTTCACGTTGAGGTGCAACACTCCAAGCAAGACATCTTGAACATCAATTACTGAAGCGGCAACGCCTTTTGACCTGGACGACTTCTTATATTTCACAGAGTCTCCCACGCCAATTAGCACACCGTTTTTTTCTGTTTTACGAACAGTCATCAGTTTATCTCTTATGAGGTTGGCGCAGTTGCGTCTGAAATAACCTCAAAAATCCAGTTGCCAGCAGAACGCTCACCGTAAGCGTATTCGTCACGGTGGAACATTTCGCTAGCACCACCACCGAGGGCTTCGTTGCGAACTATCTTTACCCAAGGTGCTCGCGCTTGTACCAGTACAACAGCCCCGTTAGCACCAGAAGCGAAGACACCACCTTTAGCGTCGTCGGCTGAGTCAATCGTGATGTTGTCATCAGTGAATCCCTGAGCGTTGGCGATTGGAAGGTTGAAGGCATTCTTGAATACCTCTGCGGTCAGACCTTCTACAGAAGCGTAAGTACCGACACCTGCTACGAGTTCATCGTAGAGGTCTTTCATCTGGAAGGAATGAAGCACGAATGCTACTTTTCCAGACCAAGGTTCTGTGGTGTTACCTCGTACTCGGTATGCACCAGCAGCAATCACACCAGAAGTAAGTGATGAACCGGCTGAACCGAGTTGAGTAGTTGCACCATCGAGAAGAGCAAGACCGTCCTTGTCCTTCTGAGTTTCAATTGCCTGCTGACCGAGCTGACCAGTCTTGGCAAAGACGTTCTTCGAGATGTTTCGAGCCGTTCGGTCAGTGATAACCGTGTGGACTGAAATAACCGAAGGAGTAACAGTGAACACGCTGTCGGAAAGCTGCTGTGGGCTGTCTTCCTCAGTGTTCTCAGTGATGTTTACAGCGGTCAACTGTGCAAGAGAAATCTCGCGCCAGTTGTTACCAACGCCCTGACCAAGATTTACTCGGTCAGCAAGCTGCTGCATTACACCATCGTACTTTCGCACAACACGAGCCTGTGCGACAACCGTAGGCAGACTATCTGCCATCTGGTCGGTAGTTGTGTAACCGTTGTTAGCCATTTGTTTTTTTCCTAGCTATAAGGCAGTCGTAAACCCTGACCAGCAAGGAGTTTCATTGCTCGCTCATCATCAGCAGGAGAGTCGTAGATGCCAGCGTTGTATCTCTGCAACCACTGTGCATCTGTCTCTGAGCCGTTGGCTCCAGTACCCGCATCATATGAGTTCGCTTCCCCGCCAGCAGGAACCTGTGCCTGTCTAGCTTGAATTGATTCTTGTTTTAGTTTTTCGGCTTCACCCAATGTTTCAGCCGCTTGAACCGCAAGAGCCGGGTCTGTGTATCCCATCAACAAATTACGATGTTGATCAGAACTTAAACCATGCTGCTGCATCAAATGGTCTACCGAAGTACGCCTAGCAGTTTCTTCGTTCTGTTGCTGAAGTTGCATGTTTTGCTGCTGCAAAGCCTGAGTCTGCTGTTCAGCAATAAATGCAGTTTTTGCCGCATTTGCCTGCTGGCTAGCAATTCGCTCTGCTGCTGCTTGGTCGTAACCTTCATTCTCTAGTTGAGATTGAATCGACTGTGCATAGCCACGAACTTCTGCTTCAAGAACATTGTCGCTATAAGTTTGAGATAACTGCTGAACCTGCTGGTTCATTTCAGATATCTGCTTTTGAAGATCATTGATCTGTGTGTCTTTAGCAGACTCGATCTTCGAAACTTCATTTTGTGAGTAAGTTCGTTCCGTTGAAATTTCTGGCTCTGAAGCCGTTGTCTCTACGGTTTCCTGAGTCTGCTGCGTTTCCGCAACTGGCTCAGTAACTTCACTCTCAATGTTCTCTTCTGCGCTAGGAGTAGTTTCTTCGGTGGGTTCTACCGCCCCGTTCTCAGTGTTGTTTTCAGCCCCCGACTGTTCCTGATTTTCAGCCCCCGCTTCAGTTTCGGATTCTGGAGCCTCGTACCGATCTTCAAAATCGGTAGGAATAAGTGGCTCATCACCTACTTCTGGTGTGGACGCTTCAACCTGGTTATCAGACGCTTGATCTTCAACTAGAGAAGACGTGGTATCTGGTGTGACCATTAAAAGTCCTCTATTAAATGAAAAAGCCCACCCTGCCGTGCCAGAAGCACAAAAAAGTGGGACTTGCCCTGAAACTTATTCAGTTGTTACGGCGACTGAATCGATATGTGATTCATGTAACCGCACTTGCATGATACCGAACATGAAGGGGTAACAACAACCACGTCACCCGCTTTTACATGTAACTGACCGTTGTGAAGAATGCCAATAGTTCGTGGGCAGCGCTCGCATTTCACACGGTTACCAGTGCGGTGAACTTGCATGGTTGCTTCGGCTTGGGTCATTGAGCACGCTTCAAATTATTCATGTAGTCATTTGTAATGCCAATTTCTTGGAGAATCTTTCCAATTTCTTGAAGCAAAGCGCTATGTGAGTGCCACTCAAGAGAGCCATCTGCTTTTTTCCCGATTGGACCACGCAGGTCGAGCAATGCTTGAAGACCTGGAATATCTTCCTTACGATCACGCCACTCGGCAAGCTGCTGTTGCAATTCTGGTGTAAGTTCACTTATAAACTTCTCTGATGCAGGAATCCATGTATCAAAGATTAATCTGCCCTCGTACTCACTTTCCCCAATCTTGGTACTCATAGTGTGCTCGTCAAGCAAGTCGTACCAATCGTTCAACATCTTGTCGAACTCGTTCGTTGGCTCTTCCCCCACGTAATTGTCTAATCCTTTGGCTTTTCTCCAGCCATTAAGATTTGCATAGATATTCCCTTTTGTTACCGATATGTATTCTGCAAGATCGTTTAGAAGACCCCGCACAGTAATTTCTCTATCACCTATTTTTGCGTATATACGGTTGCCAGACTGCCGCCACGGTAAGAATCTCCATTGGAGAATAAATTCATCAAGGTCTTGCTGCTGGAAGTCTTTCAGTGCATTTTCTGCATTGGCGCGCTCAACACGGTACTCTGCACTAACCCGACCACGCGCTGCTAAGTCGGCATCAATCTCTGCAAGAAGAGGTGCTATCTCTGGGTCGCTTTCTAACTGGAATCTTTCAAGTAGATTTATCTCGCTATACGATTTTCCGAGTTGAGACTTCGCAAGGATATCCAGTTGGTCACCTCTGCTTAACGGCGAAGACTTAGCCCCGTGTCCCTCTAGAGCGATCTGTGCTGCTCCAGTAGCTATCTGCCCAATATCGCCTTCTCTTGTACCTTGAATAATTTTTCCGGTAGCAGCAGGAAGTTCTTCCGCTTGGAACGGAAGATGGGATCGGGTAACGTGGGCTGCAAACTGCTCTGGAGTGTCTCTTGTTTTTCGACCCTCAAAATCTCGCCTTGAGAAGAAGTCCCACGCCTGCACTACAAGTCCCGATCCCAAACCGCGACCACTCTCTAAAATAGTGTCAAGTTGCCCTTTGGACAAACCTTGTGCAGTTCCAATAATCAACTTACCAATCGAATCCCATGTTCCATAAACTGAGTAATCGCGCTCACCAAACCGTATACGCATAAAGTTTGGGTTAGGGCGACCGTTCACGAAAAGTCGAAAGTCGGTTTCCTGCCCAAGGGCAGCATTGGCTCCAACTGTTATAGCCGCCCCCCAGCCAATCAGCCTGATTAGTGCTTTACGAGCAATTCGGTCTTGCAACCGTGCCGCTCGATTAAGTGGTGCTGGCGAAAGTGGGACACGCCTTCTTAAGGACGAAGGAAGAATGTCAAGAGGCGCGTCAACATCAAGCCCGCGAATGCCACGAGCCACAGTAACCAACCTTGACTGAAGGAAACGAGGGGCAAATAAAACAAGAGATGATAGGTCTGTAAACCGATTACCTTCAGACATTCCAGTAGCAGCGTTAATAGCTTTAGCTGAATTTTCCAAAGTACCGTCGTCAACAATCTGGCGTGCGGTTTTTCCTTGGCGTTTCATTTCGATTACGACTTCATCAGCCAACCATCTAAGCCTAAGAGCATCACCGTAGAAACCGAATGCATTTGATGCACGACGAGCACCTGGCAAACGCGTAACTAATGATTGAGTGAGTTCTGTTTCACCGCCGTTTATGATTAGCCCTTTTTGCGCCGCTGTTTGCGAAAAGTTTGGTATCCCTAAAGTGTCATTTGCATATTGATCGGTTTCCTTTACAAATTTACCGAAGATTGCTCTAGCTTCCCCAGTCCTCCATATTTCCATATTGAGAAGCAATGCTCGCGCTGACGCTTCTGGGTCTGAAGCTGACCCAAGTAACCCTTGAATCATTATTGCCGAGTTGTCGGCTGTTGAACGAGCACCTCTGTAAAAGTTGTTGTATGCGTTTAGCCATTTTAAGACCTCAGAGCCTCGCCCAACTAATTCTCCCTGAGTGGCAAGTATTTCGTTTACGGCATTCGTAATTTCTGGCGGGAACGTAGTGCCTCTAAGTTCACGCAACGTAGGAACTGCTGAACCTGCGGGAATACTAATTTCTCCAGGTAACGGTTTACCCCCTGCTCTGCCAAGCGGGATTCCTGTCTCTACTTCTAATCTTCGAAGGAAGTTAGCTGCGTGTTGGTTAGCAAGCCTCTCACCCAGAGTTTGACCAAAAGTTTTAATCGTATCTCCCAAAGGAAAATAAGTAGCACCGTCATCAATAGCTTGTGCCATTGAGTCATATGCGGCTTTTTGCTCTGCACCTATTCGCCCACCTATTTGACGAGTTGATCGAGGAAGATCAGGTGAAAGAGGGTTTCCCCCACGGGGTATATAGAAGCCTGATTCGGTTGGATTTGCACCAGCCACAAGATCACTACGACCTGAAATTTCTACCCCAACTTCTTCTCTTGCTATTCTGTAATCATCAAGTTCTAAACGTATCTGCTCCAAAGCATTTTTTTGTTCTTCTGTAAGTGCTGCTAAATAACGCGGGCGGCGAGCAGCCACATCTTGAATCGTTGGTGCACCGGGAAGTGATGGATCGATCCCTGCCAAAGAGGGTATTCGTCCCTGTTTATCTGTTACAAACGCTTTTGCGTGTTTTGTAATAGCTGATGATTTTAGATTTGCTTGCGAGGTAATGCGAGATTGCACCCTGCGTACTTCTGCAAATGCTGCATTTACAATTTTGTTCTTTAGAACAACTTCCTTGTTAGTCAGTTTTCCAAGAGTGGCTCTAGCAGCATTCAAAGAGCGGTCTACAACACCAAGTTCACGAACCTGTATCGGTCGGAGATCAAGCAAGTTCTCTCCGATTTCGGTTGGTGGCACTTCAAGAAGAACTCCCTGTCGCCCAGTGTCCGGCACTTTCGACCAGTCACGTGGCTTTCCACCGGTTGCTATCGGTCTTGCAGGCGGGGGTTCTGGTGGCAACTTAGCATCGTCTATCAGTTGTGGCTGTGCAACCTCCTCCGCAGCCTGCGACACTGCACCTTGCTGCCTAGTAACCGGAGCTGAAGTGGTGGGGGCTTGCTTAAACGCAGGGTCATCTATATCGCCTGCAAGTGCCCGAATAGGGAAATCAGTCTCGAAGTGTTCGATATTCTGAAAATGTCCCGGTTGAATAACAATGTTTCCTGCTTCATCAGAGCCACGTATTGAAGATTGAACAGAGGGCGTAAATCCAGATTTTGCATCAATTACGTGTTGAATTTCATGCCGCAACCACATGATTTTTTCAGCGTTGTTTCTGAAGAACGAATCAGGGGCAATTATAAGTGCAGCCTGACCATTCTCAGCCACGAGAGCCTCGCCCGCATTGTTAAGTCCACCTCGTCGCACAACTGTCATTTTTTCTAAACCGAGTTCACGGGAATAAAAATCAGCAATCCCCTGTAAATCGTCTGTTCCTGCCGCCTCGATAATCCTCTGTGCAGCAGGTTTGTGAAGTTGTGTATTTACAGTTGCATTATCAAGTTGCCGAGCATTAAGAATTGCCTCTCTATTAACACCCCCCCTAGCAGCAACATCTGTTTGTGTGGCTGGAGTGGTAGGGGACGTTAGGGCTGGTGTTGAAGGTCGTAGTCCTGCCTGTGGAATATCTTCTCCAAAGATTTCGATTGTTTCATCTGCACTTGCATGGGGGCGACCCATGACGTTCTCAATTCCGAAATTCTTTATGCGCTTTCTCGTAATTCGTATTTGTGTAGCATCAGGAGCCGTTCCATGTGTTCGGAATTTTCCTTTCGCTGGATTCCAAACAACGTATTGGGGTGAACCTGATTCGCCCAGTTTGAACGATCCTACATATATCTCAGCATCACCACCGTAACTTCTATCGAAAGTGCCGCGGATTATTCCTCCAATGGCAGGTGAGTTGTTGAAGTCAGTTCCCTTCTCTCGAAGAAAATCTCTTAGTTCTATTTGCTCTGCCCTAGACAGCGTAGCCCCATCCTGTCCAGGGGACTCTCTAAATATCCTAAGAATTGATTGCGGAAGTTCGTCTGTTTGAACATTCGGACCTTGCCTTAATACGGTAGATGTGTCTACAGGAACATCCCCAACCCCCCTAGCAGCAACATCTGCCTGTGTGGCTGGAGTGATTGGTGCAACATCGGCGGCACTGCCCGCCTCTTGTGCTGCGTCCTGCCTCTGCCACCATTTGTTAATAAAGTCCGATTCAGCGTCTGAATAGCCTTCCTTTCGGCTTATCTTTCCCTTGATTTTCTCAGCCTGATTATTCTCATCTATCAAAGCCTTATACGCAGGAGTAGTGGGGTTTTCGGCATATAATAGACCAGCAGAACTTGCATCACCTTGTACGCCAGTGACAGCATCTTCCAGTTGTATCACGCCAGATTTTCTGCCATCCTCCATTACTGTGACCGCAACATACCTTTTATGGGTATTACTCCTGTACGCGACAGTTGCCTCACGAGGATTACCAGCAGAGTCATATACTGTGACTTTCTCCCCTTCAACCGCATCAAAAGCCGACTTAGCTGGAACATCACCAACCCCCCTAGCAGCAGCGTCAGCCTGTCTAGAGAACTGGACGACTTGCGACTCGCCTATATCCTCAAGCATTCTCCTTCCAGCATCACTTGTTACTGGAGGATCAAAAACAATTCCGTCGTACCCTTGTGAATCAACATAGTTTCGGAATTGTGCTATCCGAGCATTGTTTGCTGCGACACTCAAATTGTCTGGGTCTGAAAGTCTAGCTTGACCCATACTCGTAGGCTCAAGTCCAGCATCTTTAATTACTTTTGCATATTCAGCATCAGTACGAATTACAAGTGGGTTCTGAAGTGTTACGTCAACTTCTTGAACATCGGAGCCAAAGATTTTTGCATATTCTCGATAAGGCGTTGAATAACGTCCTTCACCAACGATATTTGCACCACCTTCCTCAATCCCTCCACGAGTAGCCCCCCCCTGACCTCTAAACAGACGCGCTTGAAATGGCTGTCCTGTCTGCGCTGTTTCAAGAGTTCTAGGCACATCTCCCCCAGCTCCCCTAGGAGGAACAATAGGCTCGTCCGCAAATCTTGCTACGCCGGGTATACCGCCGGGCATACGTTCAGCTTGCCTTAGAGCCTCGCGACCTGTTGCCCTTGCGGCTGCTTCAAGGCTTGGTTGGACAAACTCCGTAAAGCCAGTACGAGTTCCTGAAATAACAGGTCTACCTATAGCCTGACCAGCTCTGGCGATCTGGCTTAATTCATCACCAGCAAAATCTAATCCTAGCGTTGACTTTAATCCGGGTGCGCCCTGTATTGGGCGACCTGCGGCTGTCAGCCCTGCAAGTTCATCTGCTTGCCTTAATACACTTGCAGGATTTTTAGCAGGCATTCCTAAGAACGATCCACCTAAAGTACCCCACTTTTCAAATTGTGCAGGATCACCTATTCCGGTTGCCTCGGAGAAAAGTCTTGCACCCTGTCCAACAGCAAGTCCTCCTGCAACCTCACCGGGAGCAAACACTGTCGTAATGGGAAGAGTTCCTATCTGTGCAAGAACAGCAGGGTTTGTACCACCTCTAATTATTTGTTCTCCTCTTGTTTGTCCTGTCGTTGGACTGACATCGAATGAAGATTGCAAACGTATTCTTGCGTTTTCTACTTGTTCTTCAACAGTTCTGCCGGGGATAGGGCGATCCATGCCTACCGACTCAAGTTGCTTTTTTAGAATGTAAAGTTCTTGCTCTGCTTTAGGTAGGCTTCTGAGATCATCTCCTGTTTCTTCAACCTGTTTATATATCTCTTCTGCTGTGGGAAGTCCTTGTGGTCCTTTTTGCAGGTTTTCAATCGTATTGAAAGTCTCGCCAGTCAAAGGGTCGCGCAACTCCCCCGGAGTCCCGACAACAGATTGAGAGGTTCCTGACACCCATCTCCCGAACGCTCCTGTGCCTCTGCCTACTTCACTTGCAACAGGTCCAATACCTCGTCCTATTGTCTGCCCTATGATATTCGTGCTTCTGGGAGGAGCCGGGGGCTGAACATCTACAGCCTGTGTAGGCTGCGCTGCTTGCGGTCGGGCAGAAGGCGCAGAAGGCGCAGGGGGCGCAGAGTCAGCTTGTAAAGCTTCTATCCCGCCCGGAATAGAACGCAATTTTCTAAGGGCGATTTGACCGTTGCTACCGCCCTGCTTTACCTGTGCTAATAATTTAGCTATTTCATTTTGCGGAGATTGGTAAAGACTTTGCTGCCCTCTTAAAACAAAATCTGTAAAAGATTGAGTCATTAGTAATACAGGAATCTAGTACGGGGGCTGTACCTACTTTGCTGACTGTACTGCCTGCCTAGCTGGGCGAACCGATCTGTAAACGGAAAGTCTTGAAGGAAACTAGAGAATGTCATCGTTGGTTGTTCACCGCCAAGAATTTGTTCTCCAAGCTTCCCGTAAAACTCAGTCATTGCCCCTGAGTAAATATCTTCAGCGCGCTTTCTCCTGCTAGGAGAATCAAGCATTCCTTTTTGCCCAAGCGTTCCAAAGAAAGCAGCGCGTGGTTCTTCTTCAAGAAAGCCTGCGAATGTAGGATTGATTGCCATTAGAGTCCAAAACTTGAAGCGGCAAAGTCAAGGAAGTTTTGTGCCCCAAGTCCTTGTTTTGCACGATCTTGTGAAGCAAGAGTGTAATCCCCAAACGCTTTTTCATAACTTGGAGTTCTAAACAAGTTACTAACGAGTGGTGAATATTTACCCCTTTGAGCAGCTTGTAACATGCCATAAGCATTTTGCACATCGCCATATTGTGTTGGCGAAAACAAATACGATAACGATTCAGGGGCTTGGCTTGCTGAAAGCCCTCTTAGCGTTTGGTAATTTTGCAAAGCGTTAGCATACGCAGAGTTCAATCCTCTTGGATCAGCTTGACGTTCCCTTAGAAAGCTTTCAAACGTCCCTGATTGAGGAACAAACTGGTTTTGTAAAGGATTTGAACCGGGGAAAGCAACTGGCGCAGTTGGATCAAAAGCACCCGGACCTACTGCACCCGGCGCAGTTGCTGCTGCTACACCTGCTGCTGCTGTTGGTTGAAAATTATTCAGATAATCAACAAGTGATTTTGCGCGAAACGCATTAGTAAGCCCCTGCCTTTGCCTGTCAAAATACCCTGACAGAGGTCCACGACTTGTTATGTCATCGCCAAATACGTTACTAAAAGCGCGCTGATAGCCAGCATCGGGAGATATGTTAAATAAATCTTGGTCGCTTAGATTGAATGGTAGCGAATCTCCAACGACTCCTTGGTTGGCTGCATTAGGACCAACATTGCTTAGTTGCATTTGTAACTCAGCATTTATTGCATTAAGGCGATCTATTTCTGCTTGAGAATTAGGATCGTAGGTACCGGAAGGAGGCTCTACTTCGGGAACAGGGTTTACTACGGGAAGAGGGTCTACTACGGGAAGAGGGTCTACTACGGGAGGAAGGTCTACTACGGGAGGAACATACGAAGAAGATTGATCGTCGTAAAGATCAGGGTTGAGTTCTTCTAGGGTTAACCCATTAGGATTTTCTAGTGTTGATACAAAATTCCTAAATTTCTCTGGCTCGACATACACAGAACCTTGCGGCTGGACATACGTAGAAGAACCTGCGTCGTAAAGATCAGGGTTTAGGTCTTCTACGGTTAGCGAACTAGGTGAACTAGGTGAATCTAGGGGAGGGAGTCCTTGCCTGTACCGAAGATAGTCAGTAACACTTTCGCCGGGGCGTCTTTCTCTAAAACCTGTTGGAGTCAAGGAAGAGGAACTAGGCTCAGGAGCAAGAACTGGAGTGCCTGCTGTTGCTCCTGTTTCTTCGCCGACAAGAGCCTTTCGTCTTGCTTCTGCAATATTATCTGCATCTACAGAGACGTTAATAACCTCTCCGTCCCCTAAAGTTACCGGGACATTATATTTTGCCATTACATATTTCCTAGAGGATTAACTCTTGGTCCTGCCCCACCCGGTGTTCCGGGCGGAGCCTGTTGGGGGTCACCTGTTCGTTCAAAGCCCTGCATCTGTGAAGATATTATCCCACCAGATACATCTATAGGGCTTCTTCCTGTTGCACCCGGATTTTGGGGTTGAGGC